TGGCTCTGGTGGCTGCGGTAAGTCCGAGGCTTACGCAATCTGGGCTATCGTGAATTACCTAGCCGATCCTGAGAATACAACGGTCCTCGCTCCCTCCACTACGATCAAGGCATCCAAGCAGCGTATCTGGGGTAAGATCACGAAATACTGGGGAGTCTGCGAGCAACTAGGACTACCCGGCAAGCTGGTGGATTCTGAGAACAAGATCAGCTTTGTAGCGAAAGACGGCAAGCGATCTGACCTATCCGGCATCGTTCTTATTCCCGGTGAGAAGAAGAAGGAGCGTGACGCTACAGGCAAGATGCAGGGTATCCACAACAAGAATGTTATCTTCGTTGCTGACGAGCTTTCAGAGCTGTCTGAGGCTATCACCGAGGTTGCGTTCTTTAACTTGTCCAAAGGTTGCGAACGCTTCCAGTTCATCGGCATCTCTAACCCTGCCTCGTATGTGGACGCATTCGGTAAGTTCGCCAAGCCCAAGGATGGCTGGGAGTCCATTACTGTTGAAGACGATCAGTGGGATACGGTTCGCGGAGTCTGCTTGCACTTCGATGGTGTCAAGAACCCGAACATGATTGCCAAGAAGAAGATTTATTCTTGGATGGAGGGTCCAGCAGACTTTGAGAAGATTCCAGAGGAGGCTAGGAATACAGCATCGTTCTGGCGGATGTATCGCGGTTTCTGGTGTCCGGCAGGTATTACCGATCAGATTTACTCAGAAATAGAGATACTAAATTCTAAGGCAACTGATAAGGCTGTATGGCTGGATAACGATAAGGTTAAGGTTGCGTTCCTCGATCCGTCATTCACGAATGGTGGCGATAGAACTGTTCTCTACTTCGGGACTGTAGGTAAGCTAGCAGAACCACATGGATACAAGGGGCTGGAGTATGACGAGTATCTGATATTCCAAGAAGATGTCACCGACCAATCCATGACGAGATCGCAGCAGGTTGTGCAATGGTTCCGTAATGAATGCTTGGCTAGGGGGGTTCAACCTAGAAACGCAGGCTACGATAAGTCTGGTGCTGGTGGACCGCTAGGCGACTTCATCTCGGTAGCTTGGTCAAAGGATGTTTACGGCTTGCAGTTCGGTGGCAGGGCATCTGATAAACCAGTATCAGCCTACGATCCAACCCCGTCTCACGATAGATATGTCAACTCTGTCTCTGAGATTTGGTATTCCGCGAAGGAATATATGCGGACTGGTCAGGTCAAGGGTATTGGCGACGATCTGATGCGAGAGATGTGTATGCGGAAACTTGATCCCAACGGAGAAAAGAATCTCGCATTACGCATCAAGGTTCTACCCAAGTCTGAGATGAAGCAGCGGTTTGGTATCTCTCCTGACATTGCGGACGCAGGGATGGGGCTTCTAGCTCTTGCAAGAGAAAGATTGAACCTAGATAGCACAACCGCTACAAAGGCGCTGAATCCTAATAACAAGTCGGAGAGCAAGGGATGGAAGCAATGCTTCAGTAAGTTTAAGGCGATTTACCGTTAAACAAATTTACTTACACTTCCAAAAGCATCTTTATGAAATAAGGCTGCACCAGAGCAAATTGACTCAAATTGTTCTTTATTTGTAAAATCATTAAAACCTGAAAGAACATTATTTAAATAAATCCCAAAAGAATGTCTTATTAATTTTGTTTTTGAAACATGATTATTATTTAAATTTCCTATCCATAAATCAAATGCAGCGTTTTCTGGTATTTGTTTTAATAAATCATCAAATGATGGAAGCGGAAGTTTAGAAGCGTCATATATTCCAATTCCACCAACCATATCATGTGGTGGATTTTCTGAAGAAGTAACTAATGCTCCGGGGCATCCATATGAATTATATTCTTTTTTTAACATTTCATACCAATTTTTATCACACACCCATGCATCTGGCTCTAGATATAAAACTGGTTTATTAATTGTTGTAATAGCCTCATACCAAACATAAGAGCAGGCTGTTGGATATGGATATTTTGATTTAAAAAACTTATCTATTTTGCAATCTAAATTAACATCATCTTCTGCCCAAACTATCATTTCAGGCAAATCTCCTAATGATCTTGTAAATTTAAGCCATTTATTAAAAAGATATTCGTCTTTTTTACATACATGTATAAAAACTTCCATTTAATTAATTAATCCTTGAAATTTGTCTCTGTGAAAGATCACGGAATTACTTCGTATCATCCCACTGTCTCTAGGGAACATGTGAGGCTGGCATCCTCTTGAGTAGTCTCCGTATGAGTGCTGGATCAGCGATGTGAATGATACCAGTGGTTTGATGTGATTGATAATCCATCCATCCCATCCGATCTTTTCGATGCCGACTGGTATTAGCTTTCGAGCTATTCCGCCATACACCCCGATGCCTCCGATAAGATCGTGTGGAGGATTGGAGTCGCTAGATAGCATGATTGGTTTCTTTAGCTTGATGTATTCAGCTTCCAACTCTCGCATCCAGTCTTTCTTTATCGGAATGCTGTCAGGCTCAAGCCAAACGAAAGGCTTATCCTTCATCACTCCGAATGCCTGATGTAGTGCGTGATTGTTCCGCTCTGGGTATGAAGTAACTTTGTCGCAAGCGTCAATGACTAGGACTCTCGTTCCATCCAATCTCTTGCAGTGCTTAACAAGTTTATCGACTTCCTTTGCTTGCCGTTTAGCGCGAACTATTACAGCTTGCATAGAACAATCTCGATAAATGCCTCAACTCCATTAGCTTCCACAAATGTTTGATCTATGTCTTTACTTAATGTGTAGTTGTAATTATTGTCGATAAGCATAACTCTCTTCGCGTATGCGTATGGCTTTAGGTATTCCAAGAACTTCGGGATGTGGACATGATGCGGTGCAGGGCTTGATTCATGCGTGAAGCTCCATGTGCTTTTGTGGTCTGGATTGTAGCGTGAGGGCCATACTCTGCCTTCGTAGAGAACCCAGTCTGGAATTGATACAACTGCGTGTCCACCACTCTTGACGATCTTCAGCCATTCTACGATAGCTTCAAACGGATTGTGCATGTGTTCCAAACACTGCGAGGCGTGGAGATAGTCGAACTTGTTGGAGAAGTATTTCGATATAACATTCGCGTCTCCGTGTTCAAGATCGAATGCCCTACAACTATCATACCAAATCTTGTCAGGACCGCATCCTACATCAATCCCGCTACCTGTGAATATCTCGCTCCAGTTGAAGATGCCTAGCTCGTCTTCAATCAGTCTTCGGCGCATTGCCTTACTAGCTTCGTTCATCCTATTAAGTCTCTAACTCTTTGAATGTCGTGAGCCAGTCGTTCAGATACATTGTTTCCAGTGATGCTTGGCAGTGTCTCTTTAACGATCATATCTTCAATCTCCAGCTTTGTTCCTGTAATACCTTTGCTCTGCGCCTCGATTACTAACGCATCTATCGCATAGCTTTTAAGCGTCTTGCCGTTGACTGTCAGTCTCCAGTTGCCAGCAGGTGTTTGAGCCTTGTTAATGTTTGTAACCAATAGGCCACTTTGCAGTTTTATACTAGTCCCTGCAACATTCGTATTGATTGTGCCATCGTAGCAAAATGTAGCGTTGTCTCGTTTATAGATACAATCCGGTTGCCACAAACAGACTTCTTGAATCGTTCTGTGCTTCAGTCCCTCTGCAACGCAGTTCGATGAGCTTTGATTCCCGATGAAGCAGTCTGAGCTATTGATAGCAATAGCAAGCTCTAGGTAGTCCTTGATGATGAGTCTTTCGACTCTTCCGAATCTCTTGCAGAACAGCTCGTATTCGTGATCGTGTCCAACGAATAGCATCCTGTTCCCGATTAACTTCACAAGCTCAGTCCAAGGGAATATCGGGTTAGCGTATCTCTGTGTCTTGTTAACAATAATCCTGCCTTTGAACCTATTGTCCTTTGGAACGGATAGCCAAGGCTTTGAGAAATCTGTAGGTTGTTTAACCCATCTAGCGTGAAGCTCTGCAAGCTGAACGCCCCAAGGTAATCCATGACTCCTAAATTCAACGAACGACTTGTCTATTCTCAGCAGATTCTTTTCGCTACACTTGTTGATATATGGTTGCAGTTCT